CTGCTCGCTTAAAGGATCGGACCCATTATATTCATACTGGTCTATGTTCTGATGGAAATCAGAATTCAATAGCTCCCATTTGTCTATAATGGACCCCAGAGTAGAGAAGATGCTATGTATGATGGCGCCCCTCTTACAATTTTCGAGCAGACTTAGGTCCGCTTTAAACATTATAAGTAGGGGGTCGCCGTTAAATAAGTCCCGAAAGCTTGCTTTCATGGATTTATTTATTAACATACTAGCAGGGCTTGGATACATCTCGGAGTATAGGTAGAGCGCCTTGATAATATCAGGGTAATCTCTCCTACTCTTCCGTATGTAGTCCATAGGTATCAATGTTTCAACACCTCTCTCCAATAGATGTTTAGCGACTTCGAAGAGCCCGAAAGGGTTCTCGTACGCTGCTCTACAAATATTGGCAGAGATTCTAGACACGTCTTGTCCGTAATTTAAATTCCTCGAAACGTATTCACCCACATAGTTACTATGTGAAGTTGTACTTTTCGTCTTATTTAAATTAATTTCGAGACCGATCACTTTAGTATAATAATTAAATATTATACTATCGGGATCGTAACACCAAAGATCGTCTCCAACTTTGTTAAAGAGGATTTTATCCTCATGTACAAAGTTACGAGTTTCCGAAGTAGGGATGCCATAATATAATTCATATAGCATCTCCAAAAGGATGAGATCTGTAAGTGTTGCAATGTCAAAGGAACCATTGGTACCCATTCCTTGACCCCGTCCGTATCGGACGGGACCTGTCTTTATGCCCGCTACCTCCCACTCACACATCACCACCAGGTCATACCAAGCATCTGCGAAAGTGTCACCATATAGTGTTTTAAGAACTATATATTGATATAACGCAGGGAAACCGTCAGTCCAAGATACGACGTCGTAAGATTTCGTACCTGGTCGGATGTTTCCCTTCAGCTTGTTAAACCCTGCTGCGTGGTTAAGGTTGGAGTTAACGTTATCAAAATATTTATGGATTAGAGATTGAACGTCTAGCATCAGCGGTTTTAGTAAAACCTGAGTCCAGTAGTCAGAAATGGCTACTACACGGGATTTATTCCCTTTATCAGGTACCGAGGTAATAACCCTCAACCGCACTTTCCTATTCTCCGATTTTCGCCTCCGAGAACGATTGTTCTCGGAAGCGGATTTCGGCGGTAGCGGGTACGCGGCGTAATCTTCGATATATTTTATAAGTCGTTGATTACCGCTTGCGTCGGCTAGCTTTCGAAACGGTTCGAATAACGTAGAAGACACAAGAGCAATTGCTTCTTTGTGTGCTGATACGTGTTTCTTAACGTTGTTGGGTCCCTTTGCGACGAGTTTAATGGTAGGCCGGGTTATTAAATCCGGATTATTATTATACTCGTTTTTGATTGCCCAAGAGTGTACATAGTTTTCGAACTCTGTCACTTTTTGGGGATCGATCTTAAAGGTCCTGGCTAAATCCACGATGTCTATCTTCTTATTATCTCTTACTAGTCTGTTAAGATATAGTAATGATCTTAAGATACGATCAGACACCGGACATTTCTTCGTAATCACGTTATAAGCTAATTCCTGAAGTGTCCAAAGACACTTCGGGAACCTCAATTTCTTTGAGGTCGCGACGAAAGGTAGTGGTTCAGGGTTATCCCCTTCCACGAGCCTAATGATATACAGACGTATAGCATTAAACCTTTTTGTTCCATCTATAACACCATGGTTAACGATCGTACAGTTGTGGAAATCCACGACTTGATCTACCATGTCTGTTATCGTAGATATAGTGTATACACTATTCTGCTTTAGTAGAGATTCGAGAATGTTTATA